CTCACACGAAGTTGTCGTTATCGCTGCGCGCAGATTATGTTCGATGTCAAGAGGTTGTAATTAGTGAAGGACTTAAAAGAATTGGTTACTGCGTTCCATTGCGAAATAATGGTAAGAAAAAGAAAATTGAAGTTGATGAGAGGTGTTTTAAAATTGTTCCTGAGATGAGGGGTTATACTAATCCCACTTTTACTAAGGAAGAGTGGTTTAAGGCCGTTGATTATTGTGCAAAACATGATAGGATGAGAGTTCCCACTGACAGAGTTAAGCTCGAAAGGGCGAAAGAGAAGACCGCAAGGAGATTGCCTAAATGGACCCCGGTTCTAAAAGGCTCCTCCGTCGATCAGATCCAACAGGCTGTTACGTGGGCTATAGAGAGTTTGCGACCTGATTCTGGGGCCGGCTATCCTGCCGGCCTCTGGGGTAGTAATACTCTTCAGGTTTTGAAAGAAAATTATACGGCGTTTCACGAGGAGTGTTGTGAATTAATGAGGATTCAGTTGTGTAAAACCGAAGAGGATCCATTCGAAAGAGTGGTTCTAGGACAACAGTTTCCGGTTGCCCCATTTGAAAAGGATGAACCAAATCCCGAGCGTAAAGCAGGAATTGGAGCTTATCGTATGGTCTTTGCGACTGGTATGCATAACCAGGTTATTGATCGAATTATGTGGGGTGGCCTTATTGATGAGGTTAAGCAGTTTTTCCCGTTTTGTGTTGCCACGATTGGAATAGGCTTTGACAACGCCCATGCGGAGGTTTTCGGAGAGGAAATTACCCGTTTGGATGGCGTTTTTGGCGTCTCGAGCTTTTACAGTGATGTAAGTGGCTGGGATAGGAGCCAAAGTCATGGTTGGCTAAAGGAAGCGCTTGAGGTGGTGCTTGGTAGAATGGAAGGCACTGATGAACAAAAACGACTGTATACCAACATAGCTTATAACTGGTTGGTTAATATGACAAATGCAGTCTTCGTTGGTCCTGATGGATCTCTATTGATGTCCATTGTGGCGGGGTTGATGCCCAGTGGGGCATACCCCACCACGCTATTCAATGCTATTGCACGTGCCCTCGCGGCCTTTTATGCCGGTGCGTATGAAGCCAAGTGTGTCGGTGATGACACTATTGAGTGGCATGCTAATGGGAATCTCAGTGACTTGCAGAGTAAGTATGCTGAGATAAATCTCACGCTGCGTGATGTTAAGGCGAACAGTGTAGGTGATTTTGAGTTTTGTTCACATCGTTTCTTTTATGACGGTGTTTGGAAGACGTCTCTTACGTCTTGGCCTAAAACCCTTTTCCGTTTTCTT